TTATGTAAAAGAACAGAGAGTAACGCTAGAAAACGACAAAAGGGCTTACCATAAAGATGTTATCCTTACATTTTTAATGTGCCCTCATTGTGGTAAGGAATACCCTGTTGTAATGGATGATGAAGAAACTCTAGGCATTGTAGGAAAGGTAAAGGAACTGTTTTCAAAACGGATGTCTTACGTTACCAAACAGAAGCCCATACCTGATAAATTAGATCAAAAGTATTATGCCGCAAAACGTAAGTTGACTTTTAAGCGACATGAGCTCGCTGAAAAGTTTTCTGGGTCTTTTTACCAGTCTGAAGACGGTAAACAACAGCTGGATTATCGGTACCATGAACGATAACTCATGGAGAAAGGAGCAAGCAAATGCTTAAAAGATTCGGATTTCAATTCTTTGCAGAGGGGGGAGATAATCAACAAAATAATTTAACACAATCTGCTCAGCAATCTACTCAATCTACACAGCAATCTTCTGAGAAGACTTATACTCAGGAACAATTAAGCTCTCTTATGGCCAATGAAAAACGAACTGCGCGACAAGCAATTCTTAAAGAGCTTGGATTTGAGTTCAAAGATGATCAATCTTACTCGAAAACGATACAAGATATTAAAAAGGTTCTTGATCAGGGTAAGACCGAACAACAGTTGGATAAAGAGGCAAAAACAAAGGCAGAATCTGAGCGAGATAGTGCTACTCAAAGAGCAGAACTTGCAGAGATGAAGGTTAGTGCTTTGTCCGCAGGAGTAAAGCCTACTCAATTGGATGATATGATTACTCTTGCTAAAGCAAAGATGGCCAACGGTAAGACTGCTGAACAGGCTTTTGAGGATTTGAAGAAGATTTATCCTGCTGCTTTTGGGCTGGAAAGTTCTTCCGGAACAGGTACAGGGAATAATCCTGCAAAGAAACAGACTTCCTCGGAATCTCTCGGCAAGAGGCTTGCAAGCGTAAACAAACACACAACAAAAAGCAGTTATTTCAAAAATTAAATTGGAGGTATGAAAACGAATGCTTAATCAAACTGGAATTACTAAAGTTACTGGTGCTGCACCTAAGCAGATTCTGTTTAATGTGCAGAATCAGATGGCTGTTGGAGTTAAGGTAAGCAAAAATATTGCTACCTATGTTGAAGAAAATGGCAAGAAGATAATTAAAGCAGGTACTCCTCTTACTGGTGATCTTACTGATCGTTCCAATGCATTTACTTTGGGTATGTCTGCAGGAACCAAAGGTGTCTTTACTGTTCAGATTACTACTGCCTTTGCAAATGATGAAAAGATCACTATTGAGGGTGTTGATTACACTAAAAAGGCTTCTGAATCTGTCGAGAACAAGCAATTTTCTGGTTCCACCGCCGCAGAACAAGTTACTTCTCTTCTCAAGATGGTTGTTACAGACGATTACGATGTTGCAGCTGTTTCTGGTGCAACGGATAAGATTGGCTTTACCCAGAAAATTGCAAACGCAAGTGATCAATCTGGTCCTACTGTGTCCAAGACTTCTTCTACTGGAGCAATCGGATCTGTTACTAAAGTGACCACTCCGGTAGATGGGTCTTCTTCTGCTGTGGGCATCCTTCTCCATGATGTCGACATAACTGAAGACAATGCCAATGGGTCTCTCCTGATTTGGGGTTTTGTTAATCTTGATAGATTGGATGAAGCGACAGCAAATCTTATTTCTAATCAAGTCAAATCTTCCCTGGCAGGAAAGATTTGGTTCCTGAAGGATAACTGATTGTAATTGATAGGTAGAAAGGAGATATAAATAGATGAGTATTTTTGATCTTGTAAAGGCACCTGAGCTCACTTCTTACTGGGAGGAACACATTCAAGACAGACCTCCGTATCTGGGAGAAGAGCTGTTCCCTGCCGATAAAAAGCTGGGTCTTAATCTTGATTGGATTAAGGGTGCTAAAGGGCTTCCTGTTGTTCTGAAGCCGTCCGCATTTGATGTTGGTGCTGTTCCGAGACCTCGCCTTGGATTTGATAAGCTGTCTGCTCAAATGCCGTTCTTCAAGGAGTCCACTTACATCGATGAGGAGCTGAGGCAGGAGCTCAATATGGTTATCGAGACTGGTAACCAAAATTATATCGATGCTGTTGTCCGCAGAATTTTTGATGATGAGACTGCTCTGCTTGAGGGTGCCGCAGCTCGTCGTGAAGAGATGCGTATGCAAGCTCTTACGACTGGCTCTATTGCGGTTGCTGCTAATGGTCAAAGCTATAATTATGACTATAGTATGCCTTTGGATCACTCTGATACGGTCACTACATCTTGGACTGATTATGCCAATTCTGATCCTATTGAGGACATGAGAGTTGCTATGGACAAGATTGAGGACGATACTGGTGTGCGTCCTACTCGCGGTATCTGCTCCAGAAAGACTTGGGGTTATCTCAGAAAGAATCAAACTATTCTCAAGAGCGTGTTTGTGCTTTCTAATGGACAAGTTAATGCCCTGTCTGATGCGCGCCTGTCTCAGTATTTGAGTGATGAGCTTGGGCTTGAGCTTATTGTTTATAGCAAGCGGTATACTAATGACGCTGGTATTCGCACCGCTTTTATGCCGGATGATGAAGTTGTTCTGTTCCCGGAAGGTGCCCTGGGTAACACTTGGTTTGGTACTACTCCGGAAGAGAGTGATCTCATAGCAAATCCGAATGTTGCTAATGTTGCGATTGTGGATACTGGCGTTGCTGTTACTACGGTTCAAAAGACTGATCCCGTGAATGTTGAAACTAAGGTCACTATGATTTGTCTTCCCAGCTTTGAGCAGGCAGATAATGTGTTTATCCTTGATGTTAAATCAGAGGAATCTAATTCTGACGTTACGGAGTAAACTGTATGCTTTGGATCACAAATGGAAATAAAACAATTTCTGTTACAAAGGGAGCCTACGAATGCTTTTACAAGTATAGTGGTTTTAAGCCAGTAGAAGAGTCTCAGACAGGCGAATCTTCCCCGGTAGTACGTGAGGTAACGGATTCAGATTCGTACCAGGAAGATCCCGTCCTGGTCTCTCCGGAGGATTCCTACGAGGAATCGGAAGAGGACGAAGAAGTAGACTACTCCGAGAGACCGATAAGTGATCTGAGCTTTTGGGAGCTTGAGCAGTATGCGGATCAGCTGGGGGTAGACCATAAAGGGATTCGTAGTAAGAAGGAGCTCCGTGCCGTGATAAAAGAGTATCTTGGTCTTTAACAAGGAGGTCTTATGAATTCGTTAGAAGAGTTGAAGGTAGTCTTAAGAGAAGACGATATACCTTTCTTTACAGATGAACAGTTGGAATTTTACTTGTCAGAAAATTCTGGCGATTATAAGAAAACAGCTTATCAATGCTTGTTGATCAAGGCTGAAGATACAACCCTTTCTGTTTCCGGTTTAACTGCTGCGGACAGTTCAAGATATTTTCGCAGGATTGCGGCAAGATATCGCCCTCATAATTCCGGTATACTTGGTGGTGTATGATGTACAACTCTTCTTTTCAACTAAACAAGGCTCGCAGAGCAATAAACACTTGTGGACAGGTATTTGAGTTTACACGTAAAAGGGTAAACGAGTTTGGAGAGCCAACGAATGACAACTTGTGTGTAATAGAACTTAAAGGGCTATATCATGAACAAACAGGATACCTGTACAAATCTGCTGTTGAATCCACTACCATAAGACAGAGAAGTTCTCCTATGATTCTTTGTCTGTGGAAAGAACAGGGGGAATTGCTTTCAAGAGGAGATCTTGTAGAGATAAATTCAAACACCTACAAAATAAGCGAAATAAAAAACATAGCCGAAGCAAGTATAGTTGCTGATGTATCCCTTGAGGAGGTTCAACAGTGAGTTTCAAATTTGACCCTGGGAGTTTGCTTACAGGTCTTATTTCTGCGCCAGATAAAGCAGACGCTGCTATACGCATGTATGCAGATACTTCTGCTATAAAACTTCAGAACTTTGCAAAGCAAAATAGACCTTGGACAGATCGTACTGGGCAAGCAAGACAAAGACTTACGGGTACATCTTATAGGATAGCAAACGGTTATAGGCTTGAGCTTGCGCATGGGGTTGATTATGGTATATGGCTAGAGCTTGCTCATGAAAAGAAGTATAGCATAATTCCTAAAACAATACAATATGTAGGTACGTATGATATTCTTCCTGGGTTGAAGAATCTGCTTGATAGGCTCGGGTGATTAAATGAGTATTTGGAAATACATATATCTTCATCTTAAATCAAAGGGTATAGATGTATACGCTCCTGGCCAACATAAAGGAAATTGCACTTCCAATTATGTGGTAGTGAAGGACACAGGACAAACTCAATATGATGGCTTGTCAAGTATAAGACAAACTTATGATG